GACCAGGGGTCGGAGTGGCATAGCACAGCAGCGCGTTGTTGCCGCCGATGAAGGAGTGGACATTGGCCGCACCCTCATGCGCCGTGTTCTCGATGGCGTTCATCACCACTAGCTCACCAACCTCGAACAGGTTAGCAAGGATGGCCTTGTTGACCACCGCCGGGGTGTTGGCCGATCCGCCGGTCTGGCCGTACTTGACGCGGTCGATGATCGACGGGGCGTCAAGAAGGGCATCATAGACCTGACGTCCCAGAACGAGCTTGTTCGGCTCGAAGCCTGTCGACTGGAGAATGGTACGCTTGGCCGTGCGGATATCCTGGATGGGGGTTGCCGTGGCACCGCTCCACTTCAGGAACTGCGGGCCGCTGGTGATCGTCGACACGCCAACGTAGTCGTTAGTCCAAATGCTTCCTGTGAAGAAGCTGCTGGTCCAAAGCTTCTCACGGCGGATCAGCGCCTTAGTCGTAACGAAGACGGTCGCCTCGCGGTCCAGGTTCAACGGGTTGTCCGCATTGGCACGCAGGGGATCGGCGATGTCGCGGTGATAGGCGTAGGTCTCGCAGTAATAGGTCGGGGTGTTGTCGACCGTATAGCCGCCGCCAGCCGACTCGGTGCCGGGCGCGCGAACCTGCATTTCATCCCGATTGAAGTTGCCGCGATCATAGGTGTAGTACCGATCGGACTGCTTCGGGACGGGAATATTGGGGAACACGTTGGTCGCGACAAAGTTGGTCGCATCCTGGATAAACGCAACGCTGACGTTCGTCAGCGGTTGATTGACGTGGACGTCAGAAAGAGTCGGACTCGGCATCGAAGTCTCCTATTGCCCAGGGGCCACATACTTCAGGGAGCACTATGCCCCCTGAGCAAGAATAACGTTACAGCGTCCGGCGCTTCCACCGTACCAGCAGCTTCGCCCCAGAACTCGAGGTGCCGCCAGTGTTGTTGATGGTATTGGTTGCCGTGATCGTGAACTGCGAGGTCAGATCGGTGATATCCGTAACTGCCGTGCCCGCGCCGACGAAGTACAGGACTTCCTGTAACTGATCGGTGGTAGCAATGCCTGTTACAGTGACGTTACCCGCCGCCGCACCGGCGACCAGCAGGTGGTAGTCGGAACCGCCAACCGCACCGGCGTCGGCCGGGAGCAGCAGCACGGAAATCAGATCGCCCGCAACGCCGGAGGTCAGCGCCTGCCCAAGCTGGGAGCCGCTGGCCGCCGTCGAAGCAATGGCCGCACCGTTGGCATCAGACGACACGCGGTTGCCCGCCGTGATCGTGCCGCCCGCGTAAATCTTGCTGACGCCGCCAACAGCAACGTTGCCCCCATGGCCGGCGACGTTGGGCTTGTCCTGCAACACGCCAGTAGCGGCGGAACCCGCAACGGCAGTGGCAATCTGGCCACTGCCGTTCAGCATGACGAAAAGGTATTGCTTGGTCGACAAATCACCCGAAGCGGGCAACGTCAGAGATCGAAGAATTGCTTCAAATGCCATAACGGCGTACTCCCCTTACAGGCGTTTGGTAACGCGGGTTTCCGCGTACAGGTTGGGGTTCTGATCCAGGGCCATGCCGTAGGCTTTGGCGTAAGAGATCATCGGGTTCTTGGCGATGATTTCCGCCGCCTTGGCCTTGAGAACCGACTCGGCATCGGTTCCGTTCGGGTCGCTCTGGGACGAACCGATCTCAGAGAACAGGCCACCCTTGCGGATTTGTTCGGCCTTGGCTTTCAGAACCGTTTCCACGCGAGCGACCAGTTCGGGGTTCGCCTTGTGAATGTCCAGCAGCAGGGCACCATCGACGCCCAGAGGCGCGGCGCGTTTGGCGAAGGTTTCGGCCAGGGCAGTCTGCTCCATGGCGTCGAAGCGTTTCTTCAAGTCTTCCGCTTCGGTAAGCTGTTTCAGCACGCTTTCCGGCAGACCAGCCTTGGAGATCTCGGTCACAAGTGCTTCGCGCTCGGCAAACGACTTGCTGACGAAGGCCAGCTTATCAGCCTCACTGGCAAGGGAGCTGAAATGTGCCGACTGCGCCTGGGGCAACAGCGACTTGATGACGCCGGTCAGCGCATCCAAACTTTTCTTCACGTCTTCTGTCATCACGCCCGCTCCTTTGTTGATATCGCCGTCAGCGGCGTGTTCTGAACCCAGGGTGACACCGATCACCAGGGCCTTTTCGATGGACTCATGCCCGAATTCCAGAACGTCGTCCAAGAATGCAGTGAACGCCTTCTGGACTTCCTGGTCGGTATCGGGGCCACCTTCTTTGTCGAGGCCCTCGAGGGCCTTCAGAAACCCATGGGCAGCGTTACCGACGCCAGACTCGAACTCGGACGAGGGGTTTTCATCGCCGTCCGGCTCGCCCTCGCCAGTTTCATCATCGGGGCCATCATCGGCAGTCGTTTTCGGTTTCGGGTTCGTCATCCTGGTTCCCCGCCTCCTGCGCTTCACATGCCTAAGCGTCTAAGGGCTTCTGATTTGAAGTAAGGCTATCATACAACGCGCTAACAAAATCTTCCAGTGCTTTTATCTGGTCCGGCGTAAAAGTTTCCGCTTTTTTGATAGCCCCGCGCATCCGTGCAACAATCGCATCCGCCTTTGTTCCAATCATGCGGCCTGCTTCTTGCGCAAGGATACCAGCTTCCGGCGGAAGATCTACTGCACCACCGAGTGATGCCGCATAGTTGACGATAACCGCACCGGCTTCACCGGCAATACGGCCCCCGACGCGCCCAAGCCACGCCGCTTTTCCTTCGCCAGGGGCAGGGCGGACATGATTGGCGGCGGCGCGGATTTGGGCACGGACCTCAGACATACGTGGGGTTTCTTCGGCTTTGTCATGACCGACGTGGGGGTGCGGCTGGCCTTCGCGGGGGCCGGAACCGGGACCGCCTTTGCTTACACGCTGGCGTGCGGCGGCACGTTTGGCAGCCTTTGCCGCTTTATCTGCCTTTATTTCCTTGTAAGACGAATATGCCGCGAGGGAACCAAGTGCTACACTACCGATAGCCCCCCCGATCTTACGGCCCAAAACTGCCGTAGCCCACTTCTGACGTGACAGTGTCTGTTTGTACGCCGTTTCACCGGCCTGCTTCGCGCGTTTAAGCCGGGCTTGCGACGTATCTTTTGCCTCTTTTGTGGAATGCTTGTCATAGACTTTCTTCGCCCAGGCATCAGCAGAAACAGCAGCTTCTTTCATATCGCCCCCACGCGCTGCGGCCTCTTCCATGATCTTGCGGCGGGCAGAATTGGCGTATTCCCGTGCCTTAGCCGTCGATGAACCGCCCTTTAGTGCCTCGTCATAGGCGGCGCTAAACGCATTCCTTGCGGCTGACTCTGCTTTTTTTCCAGCCCGCCCAATACCCCCGACGGCCCGTCCGGCAAGCCCCCCAACGGCACCACCCAAAGCGCCCCCGACGAAGGCCCCAGAAACGCCATTCGTAGCAACGTTCGCTTTATCACCCGCCGTAAACTTTCCCCCATGGCCTCGCGGGTGCTTACTTTCATCGAACGTTTTCAGGATTTCAGCGGCCCACGCATTGCCCAACACAGTTTCCGCACGACGCTTCTTATACGTAAACGTTGCACCCGATGCGTTTGCTTTCGGTGCCCCAACCGTGCCACCAAGCTCACGATACCGGCGATAGGTTTTGTACGCCTTGTAGACCTTGGGCCGCGAGCTGATGCTACCTTCCGTGTACTGCTTGCTCCACACGACGTGGCTACCGGATTTGGTCTTCACATGCACTTGGCCGATGAAACCGTTATCCGTAAGCTGGATAACCGGGCGCGCGGACAGGATAATCGCACCCGCGCTTGCCGCCTTGGCGCGCAAAGCCCCCATGACCGCCTGCGACAAGGTCTTCTTGCCTGCGATGAAGGCTTCGGTATTCTGACGCTCTGCGGAAGATGCTGTTGAACCACCAGTACGGGTACGGGCTGAGCCTGATTTTGATGATCCGACACCAGCTGTACCCGTCCGTTCCTGCATTTCAGAATGCGTGATAGTCTCACCGGACTTCGTCTTGTACTGCTTCTCACCGTTTGAGGAAAGTTCGCTCAGACGGGTATAGGCAGCGTTGCCCGACATGGTAAACCGGCCCTGCTCGTCATGGTACGGATTAGCCTTCTCGATATCTTCCTGAGTCATTCGCTTAGCGAGCAACACTTGGCAGCCTCTTCCAGCTCCACGGTCCACAAGACTGATCTCTTTGATCTTCATCTTGCGGAGTTTATTCTTCTGCTGCTCAGCCATCACACCGGCTCCCTGTAGCCATTACCACCGATGCTGAATTCCTTCAGCTCGCCGCTCCGCACGCGGCCCCAGGCATTATCATCATGGATTTTCATTCCGATGAACCAGCCCTCTTTTCCAAGGTCAATGCCTAATGCCTTCTGTACTTCGGGGGTCATGACCAAAGACTCCACAACCTCGCCCGTTCCAATGCGGTTGTGCATGTCCCCGCCAGTGCGGCTATTCAGCATGAAATCGTGGGCGGCGTCCACTAAATCCTTGGTGTCAATCTGGTCCCCCTGCCAGTCGGTAACGAGATTTCCGCCCTCCTTATTGACGGATGCCCACCCATAGACGATACGCTGATCTTCGTCAATCTTGCAGATAACGGCATGTACTGTGAACTCGTCTCCCTCTACAGCAGGAGGCGAACCCTGGTTATCGCCAACACCAAAAGGGATAGCAGAAGAAAAGTATTCCGAGACGGGCGCTTGAACGATGTCGGCGGTGAAATTGGTTTGTATGTTGAAAGCATCATAGGCCCCCGTTCGTGTGTGTAACTTAATGTATGGAATAAGTTGACGGCCAGCATATTCACCACCAGCATATGCGGCCCCGCGTGCCGTTGCGCGCTTGGCAGCATGCGCCGCCCATGCCCGCAACAATCGGGTACGACCAAAGCCAAGTGTTGCGTCTAGCGCTAGCCCTGCGGCCATGGAGACAGCACCACTGACTGCTTCTTCCTTTGCACTGGAATGGGCAGACTTAAGGTCCAGCCCACGGTGCAGGGCTTCCTTTAGGCTATCCGAATGGACCGCGCGGTATAGCCCTTGGGCAACCTGCCGCCCCGCATAATCGCCTGCGGCGCTTGCTGCCAGCCCTACGCCGATAGAGGCCACCGGGCCACCGGGGATAGTGGCAAGCCCTGCCAGCCCCCCTAGGATCGTGCCGCCCAGGGCACCCCCAACGATACCCGCGTTAAGCTCGCCCTCTTTCGTGCCGTGGGGGGTGTGACTGGCGGATGCTGTGCCGCTGCCTGCACCCCAACGGCCATTGCTGGCGCGAGGGTGTTTGGACTCGTCGAAGTCCTTTCGCACAAGCCCAAGCAACGCCTTCGTAATGGGCGACACCGTATCTGCCTGCCCCCAGCCTTGCGCAACGGCGTAGTCTTTCGCCGCCTGTTGCTGTTCCCCTGCGTTAAGGTTGGGATTGCCAAGCAACATGTCGGCAATCTGCTTCGCCCGATCGCTGGCAATCGACGCAGCCGGGGCGGTATCTGGCTTTGCCGACGCAACAGATTTCTTTTCTTTCTTCGCAGCGGCATTGGCTACGTGCGCGGCCTTTGCGGAAGACTGTCGGCTCATGCCCCCGCCTGCACCATCCTCGCCACTGGGGGCAGAACTATTGCTTTGCTGTGAAGCAAACGAAGACGAAGAAGTGGACGATGAGGCAGAACTGCTGTCGGAACTGCGGGACTTGTCTTCGCTATCCGACCCCGTGCTATCGTCTTCGCTATCGTCAGCGGGTTTCTTAGGCACACCAGACGAAGCGGGCGCTTTCTCAGATGCACCCGCTCCCTCTTTCTGTGAGAAAGAGCCACGGCTGCGGGGGTATTTACCTTCATCCCAAAGCTTGTCAAAGTCTAAAGGGTGTGGCATAGCGGACCCCAAAATAGATTGTGCCGCCCGAGTATATCAATCGGGCGGCACAAAGGCAATGCGTCAGTTGTGAGGCCGGTTAGGTGGCGGGCTTATCATCCGCATCCTGCAACGGCGGCACAGGCAGGATAGGGTCCGTGGCGGCGTCCTTTGCCCCCTTCAGCCGGTCACGCAACCCCAAGGGCTTCGCCGGTTTCTCCGTTACGGTAAACGGAACAATCGTCATACCGTCGTCACTCAACCGAAACAGGCCACCGGGTTCCAACTCCATTCCGTTAATCGCCAGAATTTCCGGCAATGTCATCGACACACCGAGCTGGGGTACCCCACCCATATCGGGGAACTGCCGAACGGACTCCGCCGCCGAACGGATCAACGCAATCAGAACATGTTCACGCGCCCGAAGGTGAATGGGCAGTTCTTCCCAAGCAATGCAGAGGGCATGACGCAACTGCTCGCGTGAAGTTTTATCACCGTGCGTCCAGCCAGAAGCTTTCAAGCTGGCGAAGATTTGATCGTGCAACTGCTTGGCCGACACGCTGTCGTTCAGCAGCACGAAGTTGATGATGCCAAGAGTCCAGCCCTTCTGTGAGTCTGTCGCATCGCCCCACGTCGGTTCGGAGACATCGCCAAAGGCCCACGCAAAGGCGTGCATCGCCCCCTGGACGATGATGCCGATAAGCTCAAGCACCTGCATCGGAATACTCTGCGTCTCCGTCGTCTGTTCCTGCGTCTGTTCCGTCATCACTCATCATCCTATAGCCAAGGGTACAGCGGCAGTTGATAACCTCTGCCGCATCCGCATCAGGGTCATGTGGACCCATGATAGTCCCGCCGTCCGGGAGTTGGAAAGGCTCATCATACCCCACGCCATCGGGATTGAGCAACGGAATTTCAAGGTGTGACGAACGAACACGGTGGTCACCAGTATTGATCCAGAAGCGTTTGACGGAGTTCTTTTTCAGAATTCCGTCGTCAACTGCTTGGTCATAGACAACGCGCTGGCCCTCGTTGGCAGCACGCAAAGACTCCGTGCGTGCAATCGTGGTGGCGCGAAACCGCAGATAGCGTTCCGCATAGTTGTCAACCAGCTTGTCGATCTTTTCGTCCCCAAGTGGCTCGCCTGTGTCAATCGCGCTCTCAACCGCAGTGTCGAACCGCTTGTCACGCAGTTTGAGCGAAAGCGCACGGGTGTTGTTATCTTGCAACGCCTTGCGATAGTTCAACACAGCATTCGCTTGGTACGGTGTCAGTCCAACAACGTCCTTGATATCCCGTGCCATCACTGCCGGTGGCAGCCCCTGCCCCATCTTGCTACTTACGATGTCGTGAATTGCTTGTTCAGTGTCACCCGTGATATATCGAATGAGTTTGAGATTGTACGTGTCGAGGTTCTGCACCACGCGCGGGTCAGACTCATCGAATGAAATGTCAATCGTGCTGTCTTTACGAATGCGCGCCTTGAAAACGGGCGTTCGCAACAGTTTCTTCCTCGCGGCACCGACCGGTATGCCCTTTTCTGCTGTGCGTTTGGCGGAGGCCACGTAGATGAGCTTCAACGGGTGCAGTGCGTCTATGAGGTGTGCGACGAACTGCTGCCCTTTGACAATACCGACGCCAGATTGCTTCGCCTCGCGACGGAGCCAAATCAACGTATTGCCGATGTCTCGGGCAAGGTTATCAACAAGCATCACTCGCCGCCCGATAACGCGTTCATGGCGGGCATATTCGCACTAACCTTGACCTTTGGATCCCCTATGCCCAGTTTCTTCCCCGCCACACCGTCAGCAGCAGGAGGTGCAGCACTTGCCCCCAACCCAAGCTGGTCCATAAGACTGTTCATCTGGTCTTGATTTGGCACACCGCCCTCTGGCCGTGGAGGGAAGCCTGCCTTCTCACGGAAGAAGTTTTCAAGAGCCTCATCCGGGAAGAGCGGCATACCTGCCTGTGCCATAACCGCGACGAACTGTGCCTGTTCCGTCAAGTTCATGTGCTGCGCTAGGCTTGCCGTAAACTTCGGCATTGCCTTGTAGTCCATACCGTTCAGCTTCCACACGCGCGGCAATAGGTGCGAGTTCAGCACGTCGCAGATGCTATCAACAAATGACTGCACCGCAGACATGAACATATCCATCTTGGACACACCAAGCGCCTGCGACCCCTTTGCCCCACCGTGGCCGAGCATGATAAAGTCAGCAAGCGCGGTCTGCGCAATGCCGGTGGAATAACGCTCGACGATAGTCGATGTATTAAAGCTTCTACTGCCGCCAGAGTTAAGAAGCTTCAATTCGTACATCAGGTTTGACGTCCCATCATACGTATCGGACGGGAGAACGACGCCCTCCTGCTCATCCCGCCGTATGTTCGTCACAAGGTTCTTGTACGCTTGCACAGTGGCAGCCGCACGGGCGCGCGCCTTCGGATCGGTAGCCTCAGACGCCGCCTGCAAAATCTTCGACGGTACGGTAATGACCGGAAGCCCCGCAAGATCGCGCTCGATACCAATTGCCTCAATCTCTTGAATGCGCTTCAAGAAATACCACGACCGATAAGCGTTGCGGAGGATAGACCTGCCCTCTGGGTTGTTCTTGTATGCCGTAGTGCGGAACAACAAAAATTTCTCTGCTGGAATAGTGACGATAGGGCCATTCCATGGCTGTTGACGGACACCGTTGATTGATCCGTTCGGGCCGAACACCCATGCGATAACTGTGTCCTGCCCGCGCCCGCTCAGCTTCTCGACGCCGATCTTTCCGTCGTCATACTTGCTGCTCGCCTGCGTGGTGTCGTCCGTGCATCCGTTGCGTTTCTTATAGACGATCTCATGCACCGAGAACCCGTACTGCACCATAGACGCCGCTTCAGATACGACATCGCTCCAGGGCAGCCCCATATCGTCCATAAGGGACTCAGCAAACAGCTTACCCTCTTCAGCACCAGCAGGTGCATCCTCTGCGGCCTGTACCTGCCATTCAACCTTCTTAATGATCTGCTGGACGACGAACAGAAGCGCGCCAACTGACGAGTCGTTGTCTCCCATCTCACGATAGACGCGGGCGGCGTTGCGGCCCAGCAGTGACAGGAGAAACTCTTCCCGAACATACCCGCCGTATGCCTTGAGGCCGGTATTACCTATTTCCCCAAATGGGTCAAAGCGAACTTCACCGCCGTCGGCGGAAAGGGGGTCAGCATACGGGGGTGGGGTCGTTGTCATGTGCGCAACCCAGACAGGAAAAGCCAGTCGCCAGTATAAGCGACTGGCTTGCGCATGTCGAGGCTACCGGATAGCCACTGGGCGAGATGTATGGCGACTTGGGGATGAACCCATGTGCCTTGGTTTCGAGAATCCCCCCAGGAGTTCCGAGCGTTGTGATGGCAAGCTGGTCCTGTAGAATTCCCAGCCCCAGCGCTAGAACCGAAAGAAACTCGTTTGTTCCCTTGAGCCTGCGGTATTCTGACCACTCCTTCCCTGCTGCCCGACACATGGCCGTCGCGTTGACGGATTACCTCTCCACCGTGAACATGATCAATAAGATCAAGAGAAAGCTGCCCAGACATGCCACTTCACCCGCTGCGTCAACGCACGGCAAAATTGTGCATTGGGCTGCCGAAAGAGTCAATTAGCAGGTGCCATTACGACTTTTTCTTGTAGGGGCCGCGCGGCTTCGGTGCGTCCGCCCGCGCAACGATATCCTCCATGCTCCACATGCTTTCCGCTAAGCATATAGGAGACGCTGTGCGGGCGCACCCCCCCCCGTCAAGGCCGATCAAATTTCAAACTGAGACACTACCGGATAGCCCATATCACCAGGGCAAAGACACCCGCTATGATGATAAGGCCAATCATGGTTAAAACACCCAGTGAATGATAATCGTCACGACCAGCACAGTTGGCAGAAGCAGCACACCGGCTGCCGCAGCCCACGAGATCCAATCAGGCGGTTCTTTCTGCGGTGAGCCATAGGTAAAGAAGTCTGCCTTACGTGTGTGCTCGCGAACTACCCAAATAGCAAAGGGTGCCACCAGTAACAGCCACACCAATAATAGGATAATGTTCGTCATGTTCATTCCTTTCTATACCGACCGTAGCGGATAGGCACGTTTCTTCGTGCCCCTGTTCCAGTACGCCGTGTGTATCGCTTTATGAAACCAATCGGGCCTAAACAGCCCCATCGCGCGTGCCTTGCACCGAACAGCCACTTCCGTTCTAACACCAAGGGTATGCTGGATTTCCGTCACGGACACCCCAAGCCACCACATGCAGCGCAGTTGTTGCAGCATAGCAAGCGTCCAGATATGCGATCGGACATTTGTTGTAAGCTTGAAAGGGTCAGCCATTACACAAAATCCTTCGTCCATGCCACTCACACAGCCGTCTCGCTACCTCCAGTGTCAGTGCAGTCGTCACCCGCCTACCGCCAGCAGTGACGCTGTAATATGTAACGGATGGACAATGCCAAAGGCGAAGCCGCCCAGTGCTGTCCGTAGCCCAATATCCGCCAGTTTGCACCTTGCGAATACGGAAGCAAGTGCCGTGACGCCAGAGATAGCGGACGGTCATGATTTACGCCAAGGCAGGCAGCGGGCGCAGATAGGCGAGGATGATCTCGCCGTCTTCGGTATCCCACGCGCCGTAAAGCTCGCCAAGCTCCCCACGCACCCACGGGGGACTCAGATCTTCATACGCTTCTTTGAAGCTATCATTGACTTCTACGCCAGTCTCCACAAGGTGTAGCTTATACCCATGGCTCTTGGCGATAAGCATCATCTCGCGGGCCGAAAGCTCCTCGGTCGTCGGCGGCTCGGTGGTGTAGTCCACCAAGTCGAACATCTTCGGCGTAAACCGGCCATCTTCCTCGTCGATGCGTGTAATGCTGTCGGTCATTTCGTGATTTCCTTTTTCAGATTGGCAATGCGCCGTTGAAGATACCAAATCGCCTTCTCCAAGTCTTCGATCTCGCTGCCCTTGCTATCGGCACGCCAGATATACTTCACGGCATTGCCTGTGAGAAAGTCCATATGCTCGGTAACAGTGATGCACTCGACACCGCTGGGGTGCGAGGTGTAGTGGGGCGGGTGATTGACAGGGTCAGGTGTAGCCTGTTGTTCGCTGCCATACAGCCGCCCTGACTGTTGCCATCTATCTGCCTTGCGCTCCGCCAGGGGCAGAGAGCAGTTCCTTGTGCATGTATCGCAGGGCACACTTTCGGGATCAACCCCACAGTGCATGCAGGTTCTACACGCCGTCGTCATGTCAATGTCCTTCTTCGGCTTACGAACCGTGCTCGACGTTCCCGCCCGGTGATTATTCACGGTGCCGTTCGTATGCACGCCGACGCATTCGGCACAGTTGCCCTCGTTGACTGGCGTAAACCAGTCTCGGCATGTGACGTATTCCGTATCGGAACGGGGCGGTTGCATGCCAGCGTCTTGAAACTGATTTGCCAAAACCCAGTTATTCACCGTGCCAAATCGGCTGCGCACGGAGCACGATGCACACGGGCCTTCCTGAATGGGGTCTTTTAAGTGCAGACAGGTGGCACACTCCTTTGAGTATGTCGCGCCCGGCACGGCCTTTGCCACCCAACGAGACCCCCGCTGACCTACAGGAAGCAGGCAGCCAGCACACCCTGTATGCGACCAGGATCTTCCGAAGTTATCGCAGCCCAAACAACTCATTCCGGGGTGCAATACAGTTCCGATAATGTCGCTCATTCCCCGCACCCTGGAATGTTCCGCACAGCCCACAGCGCAGCCTTCACGCGGTTGTTTACGCCGATCTTCTCCATCGCCCGCTTGACTTGCATCTTGATCGTCCCTTCGGCTTTCCCAAGCTGTAAAGCAAGGTCCTTGTTGGATAGGCCCTCTGCCAGCCCTTGAAGAATGCTGATATTAACAGCGGTAAGCGGCACCTCTCCACGAAGATAGCGCGCCTTGCCCGACAGCACATGAAGCGACGTGATTGCCGTGTGCGCGTTTGCAACGAGAACGCGAAAGGCGGTGCCGGATGAAATATCGCCGCCTGCCCGTCGTAGAAGACCCAGCAGCAAGTCAGTTGCGTCCGCAAAATCCGCCCCCTCTTCAGTGTCATGAAGCGTTCCGTCATTCGACTTATACCCACTAACCTTTTCCGCCACCACAATCCCCTTTCGTGCATATTAACCTACACACGAATAGTACCACGCGGCCCCATAATAGCAAAGCACATATACCTTCCTGCTACATTCCCTGCCAATATGAACCCAAAGAGTCACCCTCTGGCCCTGCGACAATGACAGAAGTGTCACCCATAAGTTCAGTGATGCCCCACACAGCTGCATCAGCACGGTCAGGCGAACCCTTCCCCAGATACGCAGCCGATGTGAAGCAATAGAGTTGGTCTTCTAGTCGTGTCAAATCACCGATATGTGACACACGATCCTGTTCGTACAGCGATGCAACGGGCTGCGCGCGGACGGCCTTGCCACGTGACGCAGTGACACCACGAAAGGGCACCGTGTCATCGATTGAACTGATGACATGCTCGACCATTGCCCCGCCAAAATTCATCTCGCCAACGATATAATCGGCTTGAAGTTCTTTGTACGCTGTGACCGCCACACGCCCCCAGCCTGCCGGGCCTAGGGAACACGTATAGTCACGAATGACGTAGTATCGCCCATCATATCCCTGCCCGACGGCCACTATACCAACTTCGTCGCTGTGCGACCCTTCCTTTCCACTTGAACCGGAAGGGTCAACCGCGATGATGACCCGCTGAAAGCCGGGTATGTCGTCCGGCTTGATACGGTTCTTTTCAATGTTCGCCATCGTCCACAACGCACCGGGCACATCCAACAGCAATTCTGCGTTGAGCTCCTGCCTGCCCAGGCGCGTCCCCTCATACTTCTCCCTGAGCTTCTTGATCGCCGTCTTAGACAGATTGGCAGAGTTGTCAAATGTGCTGCCAGTCGTCAGCACAAAGTCCTTGCCGACCTGCCCGAAGAGTTCCTTGACAAGAGGATACGGCTTAGGCGTCGTAGTGACGATGCACTGAACGTGGTCGCCAAGTCGCAACCCGAACAGCATCATGTCCCACGTCTCTTGCATCGTACCAACCTTCCACCCGGCAAGCTCATCACACCACGCGAAGTGGTGCTGTGGGCCGCGTAGACGATTTGGTTCCTCTGATGAATACCCCGTGATGATGCTGCCGGTGGAAGTCGTAATCTGGCGAAGAGTGCTATTGTACCCCTTTGCCATACAGCCACCCTTATAACATTCGGGCGGGATTATACTCGTCAGTCCTGACTCCCCCTCGAAGCACACCTTGCGAAGATCATCGTTCGTCGGTGCGACGACAGCCAACCGCCAACCGGGGTTCTTCATAGCACGGTAGAATGTCTCCTCCGCACCAGGGCGCGTCTTACCAAAGCCGCGCCCTGCCATGATGAGCCACCCGTACCAATCGCCATCAGGAAGATGCGACCCGTCAGGTGGTAGTTGTGTAGTCCTCGCTGTCGATAACCAAGACACCCGGTGTCTTGTCATAGCAAGCAAGTCCGGCGGCAATGCTGTCAAGTTGTGCAATAACAGATCGCGCGGTGTCGACGGATGCATTCACCATATCCTCTGTCTTCTGGTCAGTCTCATCAAGCAGCATGTTGATCTTGACAACGTCAACAGGCTTGCCGAACGCACGGTCAAGCATGTGAACGGCTGCATTGATGCGCGCTTGCGGCGGGGCCTTCTCATCGTTCATGATCTCCGCAAGCACCGCAATAGCGCGCTCCGCATGCGGTGTAGCGAGGTCGCGCCCTGACTTCGTAAGCCCTTTGAGCAATAACGATGTGCCCGGTTTACGACCGCTGTTGGCCCGTGGCCCACCTCTTCCGTCCCCTTTTGCCATAAACCCGTTCCTTCGCCAAGACTTTCTGAAAGCCAGTTCGCCGTAAGATGTTATAATATAACGCCCGTTGTAACACCCCATCCATACAATTCAGGCTGTTTCACGTGAAACAATCCCTACAATCAACCAAATTCCAGTTAATTTGCCCCTGATTGTATGTAGCAACATGCCTACAATCCATACAATCAGGGTGTCTCACCCCCACACAATCCATACACGCGATGTTATAATGTAACATAACGAGACATGTTACATTATAACATCTTTTCATCTAAACAACCTTTCCATACAAATCCCCAACGCCGAAGTGGCGTGTCCGGCCGTCTCCCTTGCATGGATTGCACGTGAACAGATACCGCGTTGCCGGTATGAACACGCTGCCACAACAGTTGCACTTCCGTGGTGCAACAGCTTCCTCAGGCGACAATAATGTACCCATGTGTTCCTGACCACTGTTCACATAGTGGTTCTTGTTGTTCCGATAACGCGCCTTAACCGGCATTCGTAGTCACCCCCGCACCAAAAATCATTTCCTCATACGCGCCCCACCAATAGTTCCCGTGGCGGCACATCATTCCTAGACGTCCCAATTCACCCTCAACAAACTTCGATTGAATATCCCGCACCCACTGCGCCGTCGCCTGTGCTGGGAATAAGTACCAATCCCCGTCGCCTAGAAATACGACAACCGCCGCCTTTCCGCCCGCTGCAACATGCTTTCGTAGGAACAACGCCTGATCTGCACGAATGCCGATGCCGTGCCCGACAATCTCGCCGCCCTTGATATACTTAAGTTCCGTCCACAGCATGTGACCAGATGCGAACTGCGTAATAACATCAGGGATGCCACCGCGCAACCGTTCTGTAATGCGCGTATGAAGCCCAGGGCAGTTCGCGTCCATAAGTGACCATGCCCGTGCTTCACTCATTTAACATGCCTTTCCGTATAAATGGTACCGCACGCTCTACTGAACGAACACGCCTCGCAGTCATTTTCAGCATCGCTTTGTGGTCCACGATACAACCCGTAACAGCTCGGAGCGGCTTTCTTCTTTTTATCGTCGCTATTCACTACGCTATCTTTCTTCTGCACCGCCCGTATAGCCTTCACCGCGTCGTTGACCCCTGCCCGGTAGCCGCGTGTGTACTCGTCTCGCACACCTCGAACATCTTGCAAGACCTTTTGAACCTCATAAATGACTTGCCCCCCCACTTAATCATCGCATCAACCTTTCCAACTCAATCCGGTGATGAATATACGTCATATCCCCTCCATCGAACAGTGCTTGCCCACGGAACCACCGCATGCGGCACTCCGTATCACGCAACGTCGGGCGCACCCACGTGGTCTGCCCGTGTGTAGCTGGGCGTTCACCAACAGCCCACGATGCCGGGCTAGACACGACACGCAGCCCATCTTTTCGCACCCAATACAGCAGGCGTATCCGTTCGTGAACAGACAATACGCGCTGCCTCTCGTCTTCGGTCATGTGTCTGAACATTCTTCGTTACACCCGTCAGCCCGTTACCCACATACGATACCACACCTACTGACCAGCACAAGCACGTCTAGCGACCTACGCACTCTGCCCACGAAGGCCGCCCACTTGGCATGCGCTATGCACTCGCACTATGACGCCTGTGATAATACTACCCAGGCGCGAAGCAGCCAAAAAAGTTGTTCACACCGACCCCGCGTATAATATCGCGCGCGTAACCGTCATCACATATTGTCATCTGTACTTGCGAAGCCCGCATGATCCGCGTACCCTCGACGCCCTCTTGCGATGAGCCTGTGGTATTGACATGACATGCGAAGCTACTCTGAAACCCGTTCACGCGGAGTAGCGCGATATGCTCTTCATACGCCCACATCCGCCCTTGCAAACATAAGCCGCGATGTGTATCCTCGATGCCCCACCGCGTCAACCGCCTGTATTAGACGACCCACATCTTGAAAATCAGGAAACGCTAGCTCGCGGTTAGTGAGCGATATGCTCCCTCAAACGCCTATGCCGTTTGGCATACTTTAAACGCCTTTAGCCCCTTTAATATGCCATTAGGTGGGGGGTAGTGCTGGAAACTGGCGGGTTTCCGCCGTGATTTAGGAGCATTACCCCTCAGGGCACTATTTTTTGAAAAAAATTTTTTCTGAATCGCGTGTATTGGATTAAAGGCTAAAAAGCCATTGATCCCGTTGGTGTTTTCAAATTAGGGGGGAGGTACTATGGGGGTAATGGGCCTAAGCGGCTAAAGCCGAAATCAGTGCCGAAAACCGGGTTGTACCGCCGGACAACCTAGCAAATCCGCCACCCCAATAGCAAGCACAATCGCGCGGTCTATCCCCAAACCCAAGGTCTACGCCCCAGATTGCCCCGCCGCCCAGCATTAGACCGCCGCAATAGCCACAAGCCATCCAGTAATGCCCCACAGCGCAGATACCGATACCCCGCCAAACCCGATTACAGCCCCGTACACAGCAAAAGGGTCTTGGCTGCCACCCTGCTAGCCAAGGCCCCCTAAACTGCCACCCACGCCCCGCCAAACCCGGTTAGCGCAGGCAAGTAAACAACTGCGCTACACCGCCAGCAAGCGCCTCAGCGGCAGCGGCCAGCTTTTCCTCCGCCACAAGGGCGCGCTTCTCCCAAGCAAGTTCAGCCTCGCATGCCGCTTCGTATGTTCGTTCGCTGATATCGGATTGCTGTAGCAGGAACTCCTTGTCTGCTTCCAGTTCAGCAACGCGGGCTTTCAGGGCGGCAACCTCGTCCGTTTCAAGTGGGGCTTCGTCTTGTGCAGTCATTTCGCTATCTTCCTTTTTCCCAAGGTCACACCCTCCTGATACCGCATCGACAACAAGATCGGGGTTGCATTTTCCCCACATAACGATACGCAGTGCGGGCGGAAGGACAATATTGCACCACCCGTCGCGTCGAATACCTTCGTCTTTCTTAAAGTAGAAACACTCAAAGCACTTCATGAAGGTTTCCTCCTATAACACACCACACATATCATCAACAGTCGGGCGTCGCGCCCGTGTAGTGGCGCATCAATGTCATCACGGTATTGTTCCAGTAACCGCTCAGCAAACTCCACCTCGATGGGGGTTTGAATACGATATACGACGCTTTCATTGCTGAAGCCGCGTGGTGCCACGCACAGGTAACGAGGTTCTTCTTTCATTTCCCGTTCTCCACCGGCCATATAGACCGTGTATCTGCGTGGCTATCGCCGCCCACATGGACAAATTGAATGATAATTGCCAGCAGTGCCAGCCCGGCTATGAACGCCAGGGCATCACGCACTCCCATTAGCACGTCTTTCATCCGCCAATGCCTTTTCTGCAAGCCCAATTGCACGCGCGGCAGTAGCGGCGCGCTTCGTGTAGATACCGTGTTGCCGCTTTTTGCGGGCAAGAAAAGAGACCAACGCTTCTTCAACCGTGGGGCAGGCATACTTCTTTACCCACGAATGGACGACGAGCTTTTTGAAATCGGATGGGTACGTAGTCGTGAGCCATACCCCCCGCTTCGTTATGCTCTTGACACGGTACTTGTCGCAGGCAAGCTCAAGGCGAGTGCCACTACACACGTCGCCCCATTCATCGAAGTCCGCGTGCTGCTGCTGCTCGCGATACCGATACCAAATGATCGGGAAATCTTCGAGACTAAGCGACTCACCAAAGTCAAGCGCAGCCTCCGCCCCCTTGCGGGTAAGGTAGAAGTAGCATTGCTTCCCTCTGGCCGCGCAGGCGTACCCGTTCGCCACAAGCCCCCGCCACATTTCGTAGGTATCGCCAGCTTCTATGACGAAGTGGTTCCGATATGACACGTAATTGTCGTTCGGCAACCCCAGCGCATGCCGGGCTAGTTCACGTTGTTGCGGTGTCATACAATCCTCCATACACGAATACCGCCGTCGACAGTCTTAGTACGGAACCCCATTTGGTATTCGCGGCGATAATACGACAACGACCCGTTGACCCACTGGCTCGTCTTACCAGTAATAAGCACTGAGTCACCGATTGCCATCAACTTGTACGGGTATTTCGTCCCGCCGCGCCCGTCAGGGGGCACTGGAATACCTTGTTCAATGTCATTCATCGCACCACCACCACTTCCTGAGACGCCCGCGTGACGCCCGTATAGAGCCACCGTGACTTGTCGCCGCCCTTGAGATCGTCACACAACGCGACGCGCGGGGCCTCGCTGCCTTGAAACTTATGAACGGTCATCGCATAGCCAAATGTGAACAGCCCCAGGCCGCGCGGGGCAATCATGGTGCCGCTATCGTCATGGAACAAATCCTTCCAGCACACGATACCAAGTACCTCTTCGCCATCATCACGAATGCAATCAATCGTGATAGTATGCTTGGTCTCTTTGGCAATTTCCTTCAGCCGAAAGCTATCGCCATTGCTGACGCCAAAGTGTTCTGTATTGGCAAGACACACCAGCTTTTCGCCAATGGCGGGCAGCAGCCCAGAAAAGCCGAGCTCGCGCCGTAGTCCCTTGTTCATGATCCGGCGCGTCTCGTTTCTTCCACATAGGACGACATCATAGCCAGCGTAAGCTTCCCAATCCAAGGACCCTTTTTTCGCCAGCGTAAATCCGGGGCCGTCGGTTCGTAAGAAACCGTCTTTACGAAGCCGATTTGCAGCATCCGTGATACCCCACGAGGAAGAGTTGGTCCTCTTACATTCATCAAGTGTTATACGGGGTCGAAGATGCGACCAGCCAGGGGTATCCTTGACTGGAGGTAGTTGGTATTCGTCGCCAACAAGTAGCAACGGTACCCTAAGCGCGTCGAGGTCGTCAGCAATGTGCTGCCCAACCATGGAACGCTCATCGATCGCGATGATATCAACATCGTCAGCAACCCCGTTTGCGCTGAAATTAACGCCGTTTCCGCCTTCCAGTTCCTTGAGCTCTTGGTGAATGCGGTCGATATACCGGCTAAGCGGGTCTTTGCGCAGCAGATCACCAAGCTCTTTCTGCAACTTCCCACGCTGGTCATCCACCGGCTTGTACATAAATGAATGGATCGTCTGCGCAGGCATGCCAGTCTTCGCGGTAATAACGCGCGCCGCCTTTCCGGTAGGTCCAAGCAACGCATATGTGCCGCCCATCTCCTCTAGAATTGCACGTAGGATGGTGGACTTGCCGGAACCCGCCTCACCATCGACGATAAACGGTCCCTTTCTATCCCAGCGCGCCGCCATATCCAAGCAACGCTGCTGGCAATCGGTGAACTGGAAATCAGCCATCGCAGTCAAGCTCCTTGAATTCGCAGGGGGCGCGAAGTTCCTTTCCACGGTAGATATACCCGCCGGACGGGGCGGGATCGCTCTTACCGAACCCTATGTTCCACGAAAAGGCACACGGTATCCGCAGGTCCAGCGGGTGTTCTTTCAGATAGGAGCACTTTCCGCTTTTATCGGGGTGCAGACGCCCATTCTTCGTGCGGGTCCACATGGCATACTTACAGCCATCGCAGGTCATTTTTGTGCCCTCCATTCGGAAACCAGCAAGACTTCCGCCCGCATCTCATCGATGGCTGGAATAAGCAGGTTGACCTTCGCGCGATCCAATTCTTCCCACCCAACTATCTTCGTGCAGTTCCACCCACCAACCGACGATACAACCTTTACCCCGTATCTGGTAAGCACAAGCGCCGTAGCGATTGGCTGCCTAAAGTCAAGGGCATATTCCGTCGCAGCTTTCATATGTTCCAAAATGGTGTTCATTGCAGTTTCCCCCCGTTGGTGCGCCCGAGTTCGATCATGCGGTCCATGGCGTCGTTATACTGCTGCCAGATATCCAACGCAGTCGGGCGTGGGTCGATGATATTGACGATGCAGTTGCCATGGTAGGCGGCGATGAAGGCATCCAAGCCATGCTTGCCAAATGCGGCAGGGTTGCTCTGCGCCCGGTACAGAAACGGCCCCCACGGCACGGCAGCAATGCGGCTGCGACGGGGGTCACACGCAACACCGGTAGTCGGATCGGTGTAGATATCTTCTTCGCGCGTCGTCCACCAGCAGCCCTCTTCCGCCACATAGGCAACGCGCGGGTTTGTGCGAATGACATCACGAAGGATGGTTTTGTGAAGAATGTGTGGCATGGGATTATTCCTTGAACGAAGCCATGATTACTTTGTCGATAAGATTTACCAGTTCAGCCAGTGAAGTACTATTGCCGGT